ATATGGCCCCCATCCTTTATTTACGACTTTCTTTCCCATCATCTCGATGTCCTCTTTGCGATATAATTTATCTGCGCGAAGCATCGCACGGCAGAAGTCGCGTGTGTTCGGATGAACATTACCATCGTACTTGTATCGCGTGTAAAATACTCTTCCATCAATGCGTCTGTCTTGACTACTAACGGCATTCGGTCTCGCCGTACCCGTTGACACGAGATTAACTGCATTCAATGCTTCAACTTCATTCGTATGGTCATCGTCGCTATCGTATTCAACAGGAAACTCGTCAATCAAAACCCAATCATCGGGTAAATCATGACCCAGTGCGATGCAATCATCAACTACCGAATCGAGTTCAGCAACATTGGGGCGAGTACTTTTTTTTTTACTCAACTCCATCATCGTTGTCTTGAGTGCCTCCATTGCTACTGCATTCGGGTCAACGCTACCTGCAACAATGCCCGTGAAAATTGTGTCGATTTGTGACTGCGATAACGTAGGGAATGAAGCTTGCACGACACCTTTTGCTGATGTTACAGGAAGTACTCCCGTAGCCGCTTGGATAAGTATATCTACAAGCGATGCAATCTGCGCACCATTCAACGCCGTAGCCGCAACATTAACATCAGCAACCGCCGCAACTCCCGTATTTGGTTGAGTCGAATCGGTAACCGCTCCTTCTTGAGACTTGACTTCTGCGGTCGGCATGTCAATCGGAGTGTTCGGAATCACGGTGATTTCAATCGATTCCATTTCAAACGAAAGAATTTCTTCGAATGAAGTAGCCAATTTGCGTTGACGAGGCTCTATGACTTGGTTATTGAAAATCTTCAAGCCAATCGTCATTTCATCGACATTCGAACCGAATCCTGTGCCTTCTCCACGTACGCCAAAGATGAGTGGAGTAGTGATGCGGTGACCAATTAAGATTTCGTTTCGAGCAGAATCAGCCAAGAATTGATATTGCTTGTCTGCATCACTTAACGGAAATGGAACTATGTCGGGTTTCGGTGTGTCACGCTCATTAAATGTCATAATGAACTTACCTGCATTCTTTGCTCCGCTCAACTTGTCTTCCCAATCCCTTTTGATTTGCATCTGCGTATCGGGTTCGGGCGCACCTTGGAACATCGAAACGATGAACGATGGCATCAAACCATTGCTGATTTGATTCACGTGATATATGCCTATTTGCTTCGACAATTCGATGTAGTTAACCGAACTCCAATAATCGGGACGAGGATAAACTTGCCCACTCGTATGGTCGAAACACCAATATATTTGGCGAGGTTCGACCTGCGCACGGAGCGGTTGGTACTTTGGAATGAATGTCGGCTTGTTCTTTTTCTTTCGTGGATTCGCCCAATCATTCGAATGATAGACTCCTGTTACTTCTTCGTCCTCTCCTTCTACTGCTATGCGACACTCCTCGAATGGTATGTGGTTAAGCTTCGCGATGCTTTGATAGTCTCGTGAGTAAATTACTTCGACATAAAAACCACCAAATTTCTTAAGGTCATGAGAACAGGCATAGTAAACATCATACACACCGAGTGCATCGACACGACCTTGATTCACTCCTGCATTCAATCCCTTGCCTGCAATCATATCTCCAATCGAAACGCAAAGAGACCCGTGAATAGGACTCGTTTCTGCAAGGCCACGGATGTATTGTGGAAATAGATTATCCACTCCGAAGCGAACATAGTTCTCCCTATCAACTTTCTCGACAGCCGTGACTGGCGTATAGTCCGAGAGCATGATTGATACTGCGTTATTACCCTTGATAGATGACATCATCTTGAATAGTTATAGTTGGAATATCATAGTACTGCGTAGCATCGACGAGGTCGAGCCAACCAATTTCGACCAATCCGACAACTGAATCATCGGATGGGTTAAGATTGCTTGGCGAGTTTTGACCATAGACTTCGTATCGATAGCGACCGACCAAAGTTAAGCCTACGGTAGTCACGTTCAAAGTCGTGATGCGTTGATTCTCCGCGACTATTTGCGGCACTTGTGCGAGGTCAGTACCCGTAGTCGAATTCTCTTCGTGCGTAAACACAAGTAGATAATGAGTGAACGCAGTAGAGAAGTATTGACGGCCCTCGTCGAGTGTCAATCGAAGGGTCTGATTTGATGTATTTGTGTTTATTATATTCATCTTGTTTAATATAAAAAGAGCGAAGTATTAACCTCGCCCTTTCTAATACACATAACCATTATCAAACCACTACGAAGTCGGGCCTACGGTAATATCACCGAAGTTATCGAATGGCTCAGTCGTATATGCAAGCAAGAAGTCGGGTTGATTCGGCTCTTGCGCAGTCAACGTAACCATATATCCATTCATATCACCTTTAGCCTTACCCGACTGATAAGTACCTGCGGTCAAGAACGCACCATCCGTGCGGCCTACCATCATTATCTTATCATCGTAAAGTTGAACGAATACGGCAACTTTTGCTTTTGACAAGAGTTCCAATTCTTTCTTCTTATCGTTATCCAACTTACCAAGAGAGAACTCTACTACTTGATCGTAGTAAAGCGTTCCGTTCTCAAGGTTTGATTGTGGCGTGATAGTTACCGCACCAGTGTTTCGATTCGGTTGGTAAGGCATCACGGTAGCCGTAGGCAAATCATCGATGAATCCATCGACATCGAAGGTTACGCCGCTTGCGAATGCAGACCAATTCGCTATGTAGATGGCCTTAACACCGCCGACCCCTTCGTTACAATCAAGGCTAAAGCCTCTTGTGAGGTTACAACTCATAGAATTATTATATTAAGCAGAGAGGCCGTGAGACCTCCCTGCGTTTATTGTTATTATTAGAACCAAGTTGAGTACGCAACGATTTCGCTACCGATTCCGTACTGCGCACCTGCGAAAAACTTTAAAGAGAAGCGAACATTGTCTTCACCAAATTGACGCATATCAGCAACGGTGATGTTGTTCCAATCGTTTACCAAATTCGTTCCGAACCACAAGTTAGTTGGGCGAGCCATCACGATAGTTGATGATGGAAGACCGGGGCAAACGTGGAACTTGTACATACCCAAGTAAGACTTCGGAACTTCTGCACCGCCATAAGTATACCATCCGTTACCTGCCGCCGCAGAAGCAATCATAAAGGCTTCCCAAACATCAGTTGAAACGTACAATACAGGCTTCTCAGCCGCACCTTTAACAGCCGCAGGCATGTCAGCGATAGTAGCATTGATTTTCGCTACTACGTTAGTAGAGTCGATTGCAACAGGAGTAGAAACGAAGTTGATGTCACCACCTGCATCTTGACCAATCAAGGTCAACAAGCCATCGTATTGGTTCGCGTTTCCTGCATCACCTGTCCACACGTACTCTTCGTTCTTCGCGGCTACACCTTCCAAAATGTTACCGATAAGAGCGTCAGTCAATGCAGTACCGAGTTCGCCGTTCTGCGCATCTTTTGCGTTCCAATCTTGCAAGAAAGAGTTCACGCAGATTTGGCGTTGTACTTGGAACTTCTTCAATTCCAATACACGCTCGGTGATAGCCACCGTGCCTGTTGGGTTGAATGAGCAGTTCGCTGCACCGAAATCAATCTCATCAGCCAATCGCTTAACAATCGCTTTGAATTCAATGTTTTCCTTCACGGTAATTCCTTGAAGGGTATCGTTCGCTTGGAAAGCAGAACGGATATAGTCACCTGCCCACTTACCCGAGAAGGTACTATCTACGTTTACGGTAGTTGCCATTTTTTATTTCTTAATTTTTTGAATGTTTGACATGATACGCTCACTCAACGTCATTTGAGAGAACGATTTTTCTTGCACAGAAGTTGACTTCGCAAGAGCGATTTGCTTCTCCTTTACGCTTGAAGCGGCAGGAGTGCGGCGCATTGCAGACAACTCGGTCTTTGTTGAGTTAAGGTCTTTTGACAATTCAGCAACGCGAGCCTTCTCGTTTGAGAGTTCGGTTGACAAAGCGGCCTTATCTGCCTCAAGTGCAGAAATACGCTCGCTTAGTTTGTCGATAGCAGAAAAGAAATCTTCGGAACTCATTTCCGTTTCTACTTCTTGCTCTTTAATTTCTGCGACCATTCCATCCTCACCAACTACGATAGTAGTGCCATCTTCCATCACGTACTCACCTGCCATTGCAGGAACGTTGTTGCCTGCCTCGTCTTTAGTGTATACGTCCGAACCTACTGCGAAAGTATCCGCAGAGGTGAAGACACTTGTTCCATCCATCAACTTTCCTTCAACTTCGAGTTTCACCTCTTCAGCTAAAGCAATGCCGACCGACTTCGCGTCGATGTTGTGTTTTTGAAATGTCGCTAATAATCTTTCTTTGAAGTTCATGTTTATTGCGATTTGTCGTATATACGGAATCGACTAACAATTCCCCCATCGCATAGAATTAAGACGCATATTTGCACAAACAACTACCAATGAATCCGATTAAAGCAATGCAACTACTCGACCTTCCGAGCGATGTGAGTGTCTTCGAGGGTCAAATACAAAAGAAAACTACGTTTTCAATCTTATGGATTGAAACAAACGACTATCGCACTGGAAAAAAAGTCACGACGAACGCCTTCGGAACTATGAGTTCGACACAAGCATTCGGTGCATACGCATTCAATCTCATCAGTAACTACATCCACGCCTACTCTTGTACTCCGATTGGATGGGATGACACGAATGATGAGTACACGTTGTTTAAAGAAGCATTCGATAAGACTATCACACAAGGCCAATTTGCAGGATTGACCTATCACTTCCCTTGGCAAAAAGCGGTATTGAGCAAAAGCGAGTCGAAGATGATTGTCTTAAGCGATCCATTCATCTACACGAATAGTGATGGAACACCAACGAGTGCAACTGACCCTTGGATACTTGTACAAAAACAAGTGAAAACAATTACGCAGTCGGGAACGACTACGGGTTCACGCACCGCAGTCCGAATCAAAGCGAGTCAATTCAAGTCGATGAGTGGATGGAGCGACCTCGAAACGGCCATCAACTCACGTACCGAGTTTCCTATCGTGAAGCTTGACGCAACCAAGTTCATTACATCGATTGCTATGGACATCGAGCATCTTGAAAACAATCAATTCAAAGGCGTGTTTCACGTTAATGGTGTACCTGCGAACACGCTACCATTGTCAACGATGCTAACTTCATATGGCAAGTTCTGCCCATCGTATGTGTTTCAATGGCGATTGTACAATTCAGCAAACGCGACTGATATGTATGGCGCGACGAAGACGGTGTCGTTCACCGCTTCTGCATCGAACGTTGTAACTTGTGTGAGTGGGTCAACCGATGGCTACGACACGACCACAAAGACCTTCACGTACGATGCAAATTTGCCTACTTCTGCGAGTCTTCTTGCATACGCAGAGTTCTTACCTGCGCAAGGAAAAAACGAGAATGCAGGTCGTATATACAATCTTGAGACGATGACCGAGAAAGCGTGGTAATCCTAACTTTAAACAATAAGAGGGGTCGCTTATGACCCCTTTTTTATGTCTGCAAGTAGCAAATCAAGGTCGCGAAAGAACGCATCTTCTTCGAAATTTTTCGATAGAGACACGGCCACGTTATTGAATAAACCTTCAATCGAAAATCCTTTGATTTTCTCCTCTTTCACACCATTCCAAATAGAGTCATCTTCCACAAACATACCAATCATCCACGTGCCTTGCGGTAATGACATACCCATTGCACTTGATTTGTCCTTCTCACTATCTTCAATAATCCACGACTCAACCATAGTCACACCAGTAACTGCGAATTCGTGTTCGATAGTGGCGGCGTGTTGCAGATTTTTCTTGAGATATAGATGGGCGCACTTGTAGATTGTTGCTTTATCGAAGACGATATAATATTCCTCCATCGTGTCCTTGTCAATACGCAAGATTTGCTTATCGGGTACGAGTGCCGCTCCATATAACATCCGCTTTTCGTTGTTTACTGCGGATAATTTGACCGCATTTAGGTAGACCCAATTCTCTTCGATAGCAGGTTCTTCTACCAACCCTATCGCTTGCACACCGAGTCGATTCTCGTCATCAATAACGCACTTGTATACCTTTCTTGTTTCCATTTTTTTTGTTTTATAATCGAGCCAAGTCACGCACACGACTTCTTGCTTCGGATGCATTCGCAACATCACCTGCGAGAACATAGGACGGAGCAACTTGGTTCGGTCTATTGGTTAAAAAATCCGTGTTTATTGGGTTGAATTGTGGTACTCCCGTGTTAGGCGCACCTGCACTCGGCATACCACCACCAACACTACCACCACCACCACCACCACCGCCCGATGGTTTTCCGGTGTATTGAGTCTTCGCAATCTTGGCCACTTGTGCGAGACCTGCCGCTACTGCGATACCTGCGGCAATGGAGGCGCGAACTGGAGAGGTGACATCACCGACAACAAGTTGTGATGCATATGCCTTCGTCGCTGACTGATATGTCGCGATTAATGCGTCCGCAATTCCGAGAGCCTTATTTCTATTGAAGCTTGCCTTGCGTTGCGCCTCGGTTTGACCTTCAAAGGTCGCATTCAAGTCACTCAATGCACCAAGTCCCGACCGCACCATATCAACGCGATTGGTTGCGAGTTCCTTTTCAAGTGCAAGTTTCTTATCTGCCTTCTCCTTCTCCGCATCGAGGTCTTCTTTGTTATATTGATTGCGCAGTGCCTTTAATTTTTCGTCGCGTTGTTGCGCGAGTTTTTGATATTCTTCATCGTTATTAATCACGACGAGTTGTTGCTCCTCGTAATACTTGACAAGTGCATCAATTTCTTCCGCTCTCGCACGAGCCTTATCATCCATCTCACCGAGACGATAGTTACGTTGAACCTCTGCAAGTGCATCCGCTTGTTCTTGCTCCTTCTTTAGTTCTTCAGCCTTCTTCTCGTTCTCTTTGTCCGCATCAATCTTTCTGTATTTATCATCGAGTGCGGTCTGCGCCAACTTCTGTAATTCCGCAAACTCCTCCTTCTTCTTCGCGTCCTTCTCGTACTTGATAGCAAGGTCACCGTAGTACTTATCGAGTGCGGCTTGTTCTTTTTGCTTTTCAGTCATTCCATTCGCGGCAAGTTCTTCGCGAATCTTCTCGACCTCTTTTTGGTAGTCTTCCTCGTATGCCTTGGATGCATCCGCTACTTCCTTATTCTTGGCCTTCCTTGCATCCGAATTCGCCTTGTGTTCAGCCGCATCTTGTTTATTCCAAGATGACTTGAGTTCATTTTCCTTATTAACGAAGACCGCAGTTTGCTTCGCAATCATAACCTCATCTGCTCCTTGGTCGCGGAGTTGTTTCAATCGGTCATCCATCTGATTTTTGAGGTCGTCAAGTTGACGCTCGCGATCGTTCATGCCGATTTGATTGTATTGACGCTCGACATCGACACGACTCGCATTGAGTGCGTTGATTCGGTCAATCGCCATTACTTCATAGTCCACCCGTTGGTCTGAATACTGCTTGCGCAATGCATCTAAGTCCTTCTCTTGTTGCTCACTCAGCGTGAAGCCACGCTTCTCGACATTTTTTAATTCTTCTATTTGTCGTTGCGTGTCGGCCATATCATTCCGCGCCGCTTGTCGCTTCAACTCATATTTTTTCTTTTCATCGTTTCCTGCCTCTGCAATCATCAACTTCTCCTTTCGATGGCGTTCTTCTGCGCCCTTCAAGATAGCTTTGTTCGCGTTGTCTGCATCTTCGCGTGCAGAGTCCTGCATAAATGAGAAAGCCGCCGCTACTGCGGCTACTGCGGCTACGATACCCGTCAAGATTAAGATGATAGGGTTGCTCATCATGGCCGTAGTCAAGGCCTTGAATCCCGTGACCGCTCCCTTAATTCCGTCAGTGATGGACTTGAACGAGAAGTTCTTAATGGTCGTGGCCATACCCTTCGCAGACTGACCTACGCCCTCGAAGTCGAGCGACATCAATCGGTCTTGAAGGTTGCTTGCATTGTTGCCGAACGATTCGAATGCAGGCCCTGCGTTAGCGTTCACCGCTTCACTTGCATCCTTTACCTGGTCTTTCAATTCACCCGCTTTCGATGCCGCTTGTGCGAATGCATCACCGCTCAACTTACCCGATGCCATTGCCTCTTGCAAGGCACGAATCTCACCCTTTACATTTTTCGCATTCTCGCCAACTACATAGAGTTTCTTGCCCGTCTCATCGAGTGCAACGAGTGCGCCCGATGCATCAATCGCGAATTCAGCTACTTGTTTCGTTTCAGCCATTAAATAACTTATTTAGTAACCACGTAAGAATCAAAGCAATCGACACATAGCTGATTGCTCGTGTCATAAAACGAACGGAACGGAACGTCCATTTGCGCCATCCGCGCAGTTGATAGTTGTGGAGATTGTGTTCGACTCCTGCTTTAAGCAAGTCGAGTACGGGAGATATGGTGTTATCTTGAATCATGTGTTGAATTGTGTGTAATTAAGTTGACCAATGATGCGAACATCGTTGTGCGGGAAGCCACTACCCGTAGCGGTCACGTTGAATCGATGTTCTGCAGTATTGGTTGTTGTATCGATCGTCAAGCCGAGGGTAAAGCTTGTGAAGTTGTTGGTTGTATAGATAGTATTCACCGCAGATGCTCCTGCTGTTCCACTCTTCCAAATCATGAACGAGAAGATACCGTATCCCCAATTTGCGATGTTGTCCTTACTCACATTGATAACCATGATGCAAGCCATTGACGAGTTGTCTGCGAGGTTGAGAAACGTGTTCTTGAGATTGTCGCGGACGAGTGCAATGCTTGTTCCACTCGATGACCACGAGCCGTCTGCACCGTGCGGAATGATACCCATTTGCGATTGACCGAGAGACATGGTTCTATCATCACCCAACCATCCACCACCTATGTGCAAACCACCCGAACGAGCCATCACATTTCGACCGAACATACTAGGTGATGCAAGCGTCTCGATGGCGTTCATCGTGTCACCGACTGCAATCATTCGCTCATTACCATCTTCAATTGTAATGTTGCTACCTGCAAACACGCTGAATGAATTACTCTTTGAGATGTTCGAACCTGCAAGTTGAGTGAGTGAATTCGTTGGCGCAGTAGATGCAAGAAGCATCGCTTTCGCTTCACCCGTAGGAAATGGATTATCGTCGCTCGTTTGCAGTTCAATGCATCCATTGAGTTCAGTTGACCACGAATATCCATAACGAACACAGCATGGTTGAGTGCCTTCAACAGGATTGCCATCGAAGTCCACGAATTGAATGATACCATTCTCGTCTTGGCCATCGGGAATCATCGCGCAATCGGCGTATCGATTCACCAACTTGATGAGCGTGACTTGAGTTGTCTCACCCATTCCGACTTTATAATCGTTAATCGATAAGACACGCCAATACGAGTCCTTGATGTAGTACTTGTTCGCAAACGAGAACGATAATATGTCGGTCAAATCAAGATTAAAAAACGCAGTCATTACTCGACATTCGGGCGAGTATATTTCGTTCATATATGACCGATAAAACAAGTTGAATAAGTTGTTATATGGATTCGATAATATGCTATGCAATGGAGTTTCGGGCGCGAAGTTGAGGTCGTAATCCGATACCGATGCATTAATAGTTGAGTAATGGTTACCGAGATAGACTTCGGTCAATGCTACGACATCCGCTTGTTCATCGTAGAGTTGAATCTCTGCCGTACCTGCGAGAAATAAGAAGCGTAAATTCGGCACTACGAACTCACCTTTGTCATTCACAAATTTCGGTACGACGATGCCAGTGCCTTTAATGTAATTGCACGGCGTTGATTCCGCAGTCAATTCAACTTTTAATTCGCCTTGCGCGAACTCATTTGGGACTTCACCTTCAGCCGTGGTGTAGCCGTTGATTTTATAATCGCCATAGATACGATTCTTTGCTTGATATAATTGATTCGCTATATCACCACCTGCCTTATACGAGAACGTGATATCTCTGCTTTGATAGTCGGTCGTTGGCGCGATTGTGATGTCCTTTTCAGTATCAAGCTTGTTAGTCCAATCCTCGCTCGTGCCGCTTCCGATATAGTCAACCATAGGCACAACCATAGCCTTCTTGGGTATGTTTGGGTCGGCGATGAATGCAAGTTGATGCATCGTGATGATATCGCGAACGTAGTCTACCTGTTTAATATCGGGAGCGTTCACGTTTGCGTTAAATGCATTTCCATATAGTGCGCCGCTAAACTCAAGAAGTTCGAATCCCGTACCGAAGTTCGAGTTGTTCGATGCGTCTGCTTTTACCGTGAACGTAGGATTATCGGTAAATATTTTTTGATAGATGTACGTGCCTTGTGTGAGTAGTATCGACTCGGTTGTGTATTGAACATTCGCAATGGGTACCGTGTTCGGATTCCACCACACGTTTTGAACTGCAATCGGTTGTGAACCTGCGTCAGCCATCACCGAATTCGAGCGTAGTTGCACACCCATCACACCCGCGATGCCGCTTGTCGTCTCTTCCACGGTTGCCCATACTTTGAACTTGTAGTACCCCGTGAATGGCACTTGATAGTATGCACCCGTGACATCACTATTCAAATCGATGAATGCTGTCATTGGTGATACTACGATATCGGATGAGGTAACGCCTATGTCGTTTGATAGACCCATTGAGAATTTATACTGCGTGTTCGGGTCTGCTCCATCATTGTACTTGTTGATTATCCACGGAATCCAATAGGCATCAATGTAACTATCAACCGCAGTCGTATCAATCTCGAATCCTGCTGTGTTGAATATCTTACGAAGCAAGTATCCTGCGTTCATGACTGGAGTCATATCACCTGCATAAACGGGAGTATCAGGGTTGAGAACTTGTCGTGTGTTCGCTTCGCCTTCTTCGCTCCATCTTTGACCTCGGTCGGTGAGTATATAGCGAAGGTTCGGGTCGATATTGTTCTCGGTTACATCTTCATAAATGAACGAAGAAGTGATATCGGAATAGTCGAGGTCTTTTAGTTTGCTTGCACCAAGAGTGCGGATGATATCGGGCGTGTCACCATAGAATGAAATCTCGAAGTCGCAGATTTTATCGAGTTGTCGATATGCTTTGATGACTCGCAAGTGACCCGTACTGATGGGCAATGAATCGACCATAATTCGCGCAGGTAACTTGGTCGTGTAGTAGTTTGTCGTTGGTGTGTAGGTAGCATCGTGTAACGCTCCAAGAATTGTGGTATTGTTCTCGTTCGCAGGTATGCGAAACTCACGCGAGAACGCACCGATGGATGCGAAGTTGCTGATGTCCGTGAATTGCCAATTCTGACTGATGCTCTCGTTCTCATATAAGTCAAGTATATAGTCTTGGGTTGTGTCGGTCGTGATGTCTATAATGACATCGCAGAATGCAGGAGCAGAACCACTCCAATAGATAGGAGTATCAACCTCAATCGTGCAGGTATTCGGGTCATATGATATCACATTTGCCGTAGGGTTAGTTGCACCAAATACGCTAACTACCGCTCCTACTTGAATGATGACTTGCGGATTCGCACAACTAAAGGGAGGATTGAGTGACCCCAAGTTGATAGTCGTTTGGCCATCTATAACAGAAGTACTTGTAGATGAAAATGTCGTTGGTTCGGTGATTGTCTCACCTACTTGCACTATGAGTTGTACATCGTTCGTCATTATGTCCAATAATCGTTTGAAAGTTGTATGTTGAGTTCCAAGTTGTAAAGCTTTCCATCTTCAGTAGTTTGCTGAACGTAAGACGAATCCTCAACTATAACGGGTACGAGGTCAGTGCCGACGAACATCATCACTTGCTTACTAACAAGAAGACCTTTGAGGTATGTGAATTCGCCTTCGCTAATCCAATCACTCGTCAACTTATAATTCAACTTGGTGATATTTGAGAATTCAGTAAGACCGCGACTTGATGGTGTGAATATCGAAGTGGTCTTGTTCCAAAGAACTTGGCGATATCTCTTGCGATCGATTTGGTATGTCTTCGTTGATTTCTTAATGAAGTTGAAGTACTCCCAACCACTACGAGAACCGACCCAAGCAAGGCGAACAGGTGTGTACTTGCAGTCAATTGCGCCATACATAGACGCACGATAGAAAACATACTTGTTCGATACACGTGTGTTCGATGAGTTCATGTAATAGACTTCATAGTATGCCCAAGTTGGGTTGAGTGAAGGCTTCACCGCAGGTGCGCCATCTTGCAAGTTCATCGGATACACACCTACGTGAGACATATCCGCACTCGATAGGAATATAGTAGTCGATGCAAGCGACACGTTGCTCGCATTGAACATTTCAATCTTGACTCGTTCAGCCGTATTGGTTGACAAGAGTGCAGTACGTGCGCCACACAATAAGCCATAATCACTATCGTAAGCAGGTATTTGTATCACATCCGTTCCACTCGGCAGAATCACCGAGATATTATTGCGATTGATGTGAGTAGTTGGCAATCTATCCGACCACGCTCGCGCAGTCGTAAACGATAAGGAGAATCCAAGAGGTTGAGTCGAGTTGTCGACATTCGGCTTGTACCCATTCGTCGCTTGGTAGTACGCATTGATGCACTTGATAGTAGCAGATGCGTTGCCGCCTTGGTTAGTGAATACTCCTGCGACTATCCACCCCTCGCTTATGTCGACGATATACTCATTGATGCCTTTACCAAGCGGCTCATTTTGTTGAGTGAACGCAGTATGGTCGATGCTCGTTTCTTCATTCGCCAAGTTAACCACGCTCTGCATGTCGTAGTAGCATAGGTCGTCGTTATATGGCGCAAGGAGGAACGTGTAGACCTTACTCGTTGCGGAGTCGGTCACGTTTACTACGTATTTGAAACCATCGTTCGCTACGTTGTCGCTCGATGCGATAATCATCAACTTCTGCCCACGTGGGGTGAGTGCATATGGTTGGTCGGTTATTGTAATAGCCATTACTTGTTTAAGTATTTGTCACTCATTAAACGGAATTCATTCAAGAAATCTATCTGCATCGCGAGTCCAAGTTGCTTTTTATGCTTCTTGAAGACCTTGTTGAAGGCTTGACTCATGTAGTTGATGCCCTTGATACCATTGCGACCAATCGCTTTTGATATCTTACGTGCGGCGAAACGCATATTAGCATCATTCTTCTCGGTGAAGCGACCCATGCTATCACGCACTTTAATCTTGCGGTCACGCATCCACTTCATTATCGGCTCAATCGGAGGAGGAGTCGCACCTTTTCGACGGCCCTTTTCTATAACATCAGCATATTCGCGAATGCTCTTCTCCTGCGGCCCATACCATTGCACAATCATATCACCACGCTTCCAGTATCCGAAGGTCAAAGAGTCGCGCAACTTACCCGTGGCCACGCGATTCGTAGTGCGACCTCGAATGTTGCGAGGCTTCTGCAGGTTCTTCTTGGCTTCAGCAATGACCTCTGCACCCATTGCATCCAATTTCTCTCGGAATGTGGATAGTTTAGCCATTAGACGAAGGTTAGGTTAAGCAATGCCGCCGCATAGTTATAGGCATCAGTATTCGCGTCGAGTGACTGACCCCATAGTTGGTAATCGCCGTCACCGATTGTGAACGAACCCTTGACGAATGAGGTCGCGTTATCGTCGCTCAAGTGGTATTCGAACACGGCTTCGGTTTCGAGGTTGTCGAATGTGATGAAGAGGGTCAGTTGAGTCGCTTGCGTAGTGACTCCATCGACCCACACGTTGATTGGTTGTATTGTTTTCATTATGATCGTTCGATGATTATTGCTACTGATACTATTTGCGCCGCCGTTCCACTCGCGGCGTTGTTCTGCACTTGGAGCGAGAGTCGGTCACCTGCCGCAACTGATACTGAATTCGTAGTGTCCGAGAACGTACCTGCCGCCGCACTTGCAGGAATGGTTGTCGTGATAGCCGTACTTGCTCCATTCTTGCGCACCGTGCACACTTGCGAGTTGTTGGCTGATTGAGTGGTCGCAGTCAACACGTAGAGGTTCTTGATAGTACCTGCCACCGGTATAATCACTTGACGTGAAGCTTCCACGCTATTCGTCGTGAATGCGCAGAACGAAACGAAACTCGTTGTACTTGTTCCGAGTGTGACCGCTACGTTGTTGATTAGCGAGATTGAATCTTGAGCGGCGGTAGTAATGTTTCCCGAACCAAGTATCGAATTCGAGTTGATGGTCTTGATGTTCGTACCCGAAACAAGAGTCGCTTGCTTGCCGCTATTCAAGTTAGTCAACGCATCTTGCACCGTAGTTCCCGACACGGTGGATGTATTACCAACGTGCGTATCCTTCAATGCAGTATTCAACCAAAGGTCAGTAGCTGAGTTGTACATCAATACCTCACTTGTCGCAGGTGAGATAATGCGGACATCGTGTATCTCATCGAGTTCGTAGCCGTTTTGGATTCGATACTGGATGGTCCCGTTCGTCGGTGAAGTGCGGACTACCATACCCACATACACGATGTGTTGAGGGGCCTGCGGCTTGATGCGTGTCACCCATCCTGCGGTAGTTGGTGACAAGTAGATAACATCTCCGTCAACAAGTGTGTCAGCCGTGAAGGGATGCGCCGCAGTCGTGCGAGTATCGAGTGTGTTGATTTGACCCAACGTGATGACATACCCATCCGAGTTATTCGCGATGTCTTCATACACTACTCCGAATGTCTGCGCACTATTCGCATCGTTATTTGCTTGGGCAAGTACCGCATTTGGAAGGTTTCCCGTTGACCCCGACAAGTAGATGATATAACCCTTTCGCAGGGTCGCACCCGTTGAGTTGCGCACTTCGGTCTTCAATGCTTCTGCGAAATCAACCACACCATCGTTGTCGGTATCATATGTTGACTTGAGCATATCACCTACCGTAGCAGGAAGCGTAGGTTTGTTTTTGATATAGTCGAGAGCCGTGTTATCCGTCTGCGTCCAATCACTTTGAATCTGCGCCGCAGGGATAGTAGGCTTATTAAGTATCTCTGCCACACCACTCACCGCATTCCAATCACTATTAACTTGAGCGGCAGGAATGGTCGGCTTGTTCAATATCTCACTCACGCCACTTGTCGAGTTCCAATCCGCATTGACCTGCGCAGGGACATCACCAATCGTGATGAATCCACTATCATTGGTCAGTTGACTCATGAGGGTAGGTATAGTGGGCAAGTTGTCAAGGTCATTGTAGTCACCGCTCGTAGCCACGGCCGCGAGAGAACTGATATCCGCCTTGAGGTCAAGTGCATCTTGCAAGTCGGTTTGACTTGATAGTGTACCAACGATAGAACCCCAAGCCACCGAGCCACCACCGCCCCCAGTGTTCGTGATTGTGACCGACCCATCTCCGTTATCGGTGATATTGATGCCTGTTCCCTCAACGAGGTCAAGAATGTTCTGCACCACGTTATTGACTCCATTCACCTTCAAGAGCAGAGCAGATGGAACACTACCGCCGCCACCACTTCCACTACCACCGACTGACCAATCAGCAGGTATTTCACACGCTGACCAATTCCACGGAAACGTCATACTGAACGTGAGAGTCGCACCGCTTAACGTGTGTGTATATTCCGCAATGAATGGAGTGATGGTTGACCCATCGTCAAGGTCTGCATCGGGGAAGATAACGTGACCATTTTTAATCTCTGCGAGCAGGTCTTCGCATAAACGAATGCAATCACTAATAGCTTCCTTTTGGTAGTCGGCATCGTCCTCTTTGTCGCGAGGCAAGTCTGCGAACGTGACTTCAAATTGATACGATCGTGAGCCACCGCTTGGCGTGACTTGTATCGGGTCAACGTGCATCCACGGAAACACGGAGTTCTGCTCCAAGTCCGTTTGATTGATTTGTCCGTGAGTGAACTTGTTGATTAAGTA